TTAGAAGCCGAAAATTTTACCTAAAACACTGATTCCGTTTTCTACGATACCTACGATGCTTGTACCCATTTTACCCCAGTCTTTATCTTGTCCTGCTTGTACTGCTGCTGCAATTGCTTCTGCTAATTTTTGCATATTTATCTCTCCATTTCTCTATAATTTTTATGATTTAAACTAAGTTTTAAAATAAACGTTAAATTAGAAACCAAAGATTTTACTTAATTCAGTTACACCGTTTGAAACGATATCTAAGATACTTGTACCTAATTTAGTCCAGTCTTGGTTTTGACCTGCTTCAATTGCACTTTTAACTGCGTTTGCGATTTTTTCCATGATATTTATCTCCTTTGTATTGTTTATTTATATTAATAAAATGTTGTTAGTCGAACTTAGAATCCGAATAATTTACCTAGAATGCCAACACCGTTTTCTACGATACCTACAATGCTTGTACCTAATTTAGCCCAATCTTGGTTTTGGCCTGCTTGAACTGCATCTGAAATTGCTTGTACTAATTTTGACATTTAAATCGCTCCATTCTTTTAATTTTATATATTTAAATTGTTTGATTTTTAAATTTAGAAACCAAAGATTTTACTTAATTCTGTAACACCGTTTGAAACGATATCTAAGATACTTGTACCTAATTTAGTCCAGTCTTGGTTTTGACCTGCTTCAATTGCACTTTTTACTGCGTTTGCGATTTTTTCCATGATTACTATCTCCTTTATAATGTTTATTTATATTTTCAATAAATGTTATATGTGGAAACTTAGAATCCGAATAATTTACCTAAAATGCCAACACCGTTTTCTACGATACCTACAATGCTTGTACCTAATTTAGCCCAATCTTGGTTTTGGCCTGCTTGAACTGCATCTGAAATTGCTTGTACTAATTTTGACATTTAAATCGCTCCATTTCTTTTTATTTAAAGTATTTAAATCTTAATGTATGAAATTCAATAGATACATTAAGCTATTTCTTAAAACCAAAAACGATTAATTGGTAAGTTTTTGTTTACCTATCGTTTTGTTACTTATACTATATAGTGATTTATGCTATTTGCGTTCTATCTTTCTTAACTTATAAATTAGACATCAAAACTGTAGACCTTTGATTATATAAAACACACTTAGGCATTCAAATATGTTGTGCAAAATCTGACAATTCTGCAAACGTTTACAATACCTTTACATTAGCTTTATATTTCTTTAAAATTCACCTTGTTTTATAAACGCTTTAACCTACTAAGAGACCATTGCAAGTCTAGGATTCTCAATACAACCATTTATTTAAACAGACAAGTGAATATACTCTAGTCCTTTTCAACTATTTAATTAATCGTAATGTTGGTCATTGCAACTTTATTAATTTCTGTATTTCACTATTTATCATGGTACTTTTATTTAGTAATTGGATTGAGTATATGAATAATAGATGAGAATAATTTCAACACTTGTGATCTATTTATTACTTTATTCATAAATGTTTATAGTTTGTTCATAGTTGCTTATAATGCATCCTATTGGTTCTATACATTTGATTACTTCTGCGTCCATATGGCTTGAAGATATTAATTCAATTGCTCGACTTTATGTGTTATTGCACTTGCACATCGTCGATATGAGTTACAAATACACATAATTAGTGAAAAATATAAACTTTTTTTATATTAAAGCTATTGCTAAATAAGGTTTCTTTAGCTATAATAATTCTTGTGTTAAAAATTCATGTCCTGGTAGCTCAGCTGGATAGAGCAATGGCCTTCTAAGCCATCGGTCGGGGGTTCGAATCCCTCCCAGGACGCTATTAACCGAAAATTAAACACTTTTCGAAATTAAGAACCCCATAACGACGGGGTTCTTTTTATTTTGCCTATTAATAATACACCATATAATACAAATTTTTAGGGACTTTTTAGGGACCCGAGTCCCTCACATAAAAAACCACGCTCATGAAGAACGTGGTTAGTAGAATATAACTTTAGCCTCTTAAAATATAAAACTGTTAATCATAACTATCACAAATTGAGTATATTTATTATAACATAAAAGCCACCCAGTGACATGTGTGGGTGGTGTAGGCTTACATAAGCGCTTGCTTACAACTACTTTTTAAAGACACTGGATTGAAAGGGTATCAACAATCGGGATTAGTTATTGCTCACGGTGTCTCTCGTGTTATGCGTATATTATAGTATAAAAATAGACGTTCATTAATAAGTATGTTTATTTAGAAGAATTTTCATTAAATATTTTTATAGGACATAATTTATTTGTCATTACATCTTGCTGGTTGTGTTTAGTGCTAGGATGTATTAAATGATGAGAATCTATAAACAATGGGTGGACGTTATTGTTCGCTTGATCGTATAAACAAATAATTCTAATTCCTCCGGCAATACCATATTGCCATAGTTTCTTTTCTTCATCACTGAAGATGTCTAATTTTTTATCATTAATTTTATCAACAATTGTTTGTACTAGTTGTAATTTATCTTCATTTACTAAATGACAATGCGTTTTTCTTGAATGCCATATCCCCTGTTTATTAAATATATCATAACCATATTTTTCAATATCAGGTAACAATACAGTCATTACTTTGGTCAGAGTTTTCGCCATAGATTGATAGTCGTTATACATATTAGTAAATTTATAACTATCAATTTTACATGATCTAAGCCAATTTTCATTTTCTAATATAATCTTGAATTCTTCTTTTATTCCTTTTCTATTGGCAACATTTGGATGAACCGGTGGAATATTCTTATTTACTTTTTTCTTTTTTTGTTTCGACATTTTATTCCGCTTGCTTTACATAGTACTCAAACATATCTTTTTCAGAAATTACATTTTGACAAAGTTCTAAACTTGAAAAACCTGCTCTAGCTTTTTGCCACGGTTCTTCTTGGTGAGTAATATTTTCTAGCTCATTTCCATTATAGCCACCATAAACTTCAAAAACTTGTTCTAATATATTCTCAATATCTTCATCAAATTCAATGTTTTCATTTATTTGAGGTATGTTAGAGTATCCGAAATGTTTATATTCATGATATACAACTGGTATCACTGGACCATGTACCCACGCTTCAAAATTCTCTCTAAATAATCTATTTTTTATATTACTAGCATTTTCATTTTCTAACGTAATTGTCCAAGATTGAGCATAATATAACATTTTTTGTAATTTTTTAGGAGACATCTCTTTTTTTGACAGGAACCATTTTATGACTTTTTGTAATTCATCACTCATAAATAATCTCCTCCTTCAAACACATTATATAACATAAGCCACCATTTTTATACGAAAAAATCATCATAACATAAAAAAAAGAGGCAACCGTCAGTAACAGTTACCTCAAGTACATTCCGCAGATATGTACCGCAATTTCTATTTAATTATAACATAAAAAAAGAGGGTAGCCATAGTGACTACCCTAATTTGGAGATCTTTGTATAATGTCGTACTATTACTATAACATGTTAATACACTTTTGTAATTCTTAAACGTTCATGCCAAATATAACCATTGTTATTTTTAGAATAAACACGACACCAACCGTCTTTGATTTCAAACACATAGAATTGGTTATAGCCTGCTCTATATACGTCGTTTGTCGTATACCATTTCTTACCTTTAAACTTCACTAAAGTGGCTCCGTAATGGTCAACTCTTGCTCTAAATTTAGCTTTAGATGATTTTTTCATCGTTTTAGGTGGAATGCCACCAACTTTTAAGCCTTTTGTTTCATTCAATTTATTTTTCTGATTAACTATTTGTTTATTCGGTTTATTCGCTAATTTACTTCCACCTGAAGTTTTATAAATATTTTTAACGATAAGACGTTCATACCATACAAAACCGTTATTACTAGCACTGTATACTCTAGCCCAACCATCACGAATTTCATATACATAGAATACGTCGCCCGGTTTATATTCTTCATTTGTTGTAACCATCACATTATTGTGGTTAGGTCTACAAATAGTGACACCTGCGTTATCAGCAATTGCTTTGAAATATGGTTGATTACTCCAAGTTAATTTTTTAGGCGGCTTTTTGTTTACTGTAATTGAACTGTTAGATTGACGTTTTGTCGCTTTAACTTCTTTAATATCTGTTAGATCTACGCTATCATCAGCAAAGTCTGGCACAATGAAGTGTGTTAAGCCTGTATAATCATCTTCACGCAATTTAGCTGGTGTATTGGCATTTCCATCATAGTTTTGCTCTAAGATTGTGAATGTATTTGTACCACCCGAATTGTCCCAAACTAAGCCTGTATGCCCCCATTCTCTATAAATACCTTCAGTATACACTGCAATAGCGCAAATAGGAGGAACATAATTTCTTGTATTTTTAACTACTTTCCAACCTTTAGGCATAGCATTTAAAGTATGCAATTCTTTGGCATTACCATAAAATCTTACGCCACCAGTCACATGATAGATGAAATCTACACTTAAATCTGCGCATTGATAAGCATACATATTATCAAAATCTACAAACTGACCTTTCAGACTGTGCATGTATTCAATCGCTTGTTTATACTTAACCACACTTTGTGGCGAAGGTGTCGGCTTTTTGTTTGTTTTCGTTGATAGTTTCTTACTTGGTGAGGACTTAACACCATTGATGTATTTAGCAATCTGTTTATCTAGATGCTTAACGTTTCGTGAATATCCGCAAGCCTCTAATAAGTTTCCAGGATCAATTTTATCAGCTTGAATGTCTTGGTGTCCCGGTACTTCTGTTTTGTAATCAATGCCCCAATAGTTACATAAATAAGCTAGTACACGTGCCATATTATCTAATGACTTACGAGAACGTTTTTGACTACTAGGGAAGTAACTACCTTCCACGCCAAACGCTACATCATTTGCATCAGCGTTATACCATTGATTGTCTGTCGGTGTATTGTATAAAACGTGCCATGCTTTTTCTGTAACTGGAATACAGACAATACATTCCTTATCATCAACGAATATATGAGCGCTAGCAACAATTGACCAATCAATCATATACGTATTTTTATAATAATTCACGTTTGTTTGTGCCGTTGTTTCAGGGTTACCTGTATCATGTGCTACCGCAAATAAAGGTTTTTTACTTGTTAACGGTTGCCCACTTCTACGTGTCCCAATCGGTAAAAAATCATATTTAACGGGAACGCCATTCCATTTTTCTGCCATTATGCACGACCTCCACCAATTTTATTATTTTTATCTTTAGTTGATCCTGTACGTGTTCTTACAGTTTCCCAAATGCCTGTTGCCATTAGCCCGCTAATCAAACCAGCAAGCAAACGACCACCAATTGATAATTCGGTAACAATTTCAGGAATAAACGCTGTAATACCACCTAAAACGATACCAATACCAATAGCGATTAAAGGTACAACATTTTTAGGTACTCCAGCTTGCTTAACTAATTGTGTTAATGCGATTGTGATAACTGAAATCACTGTTGCAAATGCAATAATACTTTCCATCTCTTCCACTCCTTATTATTCAAAATAAAAAGCCGACACAATGTGCCGACTTAAATTAATTTTATTTACATTTACCAAACCAATAACAAGTCCAGAAACTAGCTTTTGCAAATAGTTTAAACATATCAATCACCTCCTTATATGCCGAATATCATTCTGATAATGGCGAAAATAATAGAACCTGCCACTGAAAAAACCATACCTAACATTAAACGTTTCATCTCTTTGATGTTTTTACGATTTTCTCTTTTATTTTCTTTATCAATTTCTCGTTCTCTATTTATACTGTCTAGAGTGAAATTCATTTTTTGGTTGATTAGTTCTTGATTATGTTGTCCATCTTTTATTTGCTCCAAAGATGCGAATATCTTTTCATCATTATCTTCTAACCGTTTTATTCTTGTTTCATAATCGCGTCCTTGACTATCCTCCATTCTTGCACCTCTATTCTGCGTCAGTTTCAGTTGTTTCTTCCACGTACTCTAATAAAGTTGTTAACTTTACTGGTTTGACTGTCACTTTTTCACTAATAATACCGAACTCATAATTTAATTCGTTTAAGCTGTTTAAACGACTAGCAAGCGCTTTAACTTTATCTAAATCATCAAATTTAGTTGCGATATTCACATTATTAGTTGGGTAGAATTGACCTCTAAAGTCATTATCTAAAACAGCTTCTTCTCCTTTTTCATTCACTTGTACTAAGATATAACTTTCTGTGTTTTTTACAATTTCGTTTGCCATGATAATTTCCTCCTAAAATTTTGTATAAAAAGAGTGCTAAAGGTTACTCTCCTTCAGCACTTGTTTGTTCATTATTTTGTTGTTCTTGATATTCTCTAATGATTGCACGTAACATTGCATTTTCTTGTGTTAGTTGCGCATTTTGTGAACTTAACTCCTCAATAACGTAATTAGGGTTAGCTTGTAATTGATTATTCATTTAATTGTTCCTCCAGCGTATTAATTTTTTTGTTTAATTGTTGTATTGCTCTTAATGCCCAAGATAGCATTTCGTTAGTATTCACACCACTATTAAAAACAAATTCTACTGGAATATCGTAGCCGTCGCCAATTACTGGTCCGTGATGTATTGTTTCCTTTTCATCATCGTTGTATTTGTAACTATATAACTGTAATTCGTTAGAAATAACATTTAATGCGTCATAGTCCCACTTTTTAATATCATGCTTAAATTCAGCACTAGACGCTTTTATAAAGTCACTCGCTCTGACTGGTTTGAACCCTGTATTTCCACCGTTATAACGTAAGTTGTTAGTTACCCATAGTTCATTGGTAGATACTCCAATATAAAAGTTTTGTCCAGTATTTACACGAACTGAATTTGCTTGTATATCGTCGCACTGCAAATCTTTGTATTTAGGGCTTCCATTATTATATCCATTATAATCAGTTATTCTTAGTTTGCCTTCTTTCGGGTCTACTAAAGCATATAAATTGTTATTTTTAGCCCACCAATCTCCTAATAAATTACGAGCATAAAAATCTCCAGTACCAATATTACCGTCTTTATCAGTTGCGTAGATGTATCTTGATTTAGGCGATTTATCAAATCGTATTCCAGAACCAAAACTATAAGACGCTGGCGCTTTTTCTACTAATTCAGTTATTGTTCCATAAGATAAAACGCCGTCTGTATCTGCGACGCTGTCATTCAGTTTAGTCCAAAATCTAAATTCATTTGTACCTGCACGATTGTTTTTCATTGGTCTAATATAAACGGAACTTGTTTCACTCTCAATGTTTACAGTGGCATTGGCGTCTAACACAATACGGTTGCGTTCAGAATTTAAGGCGATTGCACCACCCGCACTATTTAGCGTTACACCTCTAACACTGTTAGTAGGCGAATAAGTATAATCAAAGAATTGTAATGTACCAGACGCCTCGCTACTATCTCCGTCTATATATGTTGATATACCAAAGTCAGAATAATAAAGCGAACGGTTTTGGTTATTGTTTCTAAATCGTAAATAACCTCCTTGCGCTCGCATAAATACATTATCTTTTTGAGTGTTTCCTCTAAAAGTACGTTGGAACGTACCAGCCATTTCGATTTTATCTTGACTTAAATAAATATAATTCGTACTGTCGCCACCGCGTATGCCAACTTTGTTTACATCAATGTCTAAGCCTTCTGGACTTAAATTCAAACGATTAATCACTTCATCTTTACCGACTTTATTATCAACTTTATTAGCGACAACATTAAATTCTTTATTAACTGTAATGTCTACTTTATCGCCACGTAATTTAATGCCGTCCTTACCAATATTCATTGATTGAATTGTGCCGTTTTCGTTATAAGTGAATGTCATACCAGTGGCAACGTTTGTGGTGAAGTCGGCAACTGTTTTACTTAACGTTTTATTGGTTGCGTTAAATTCTTCTTTCGTTGCTCGCAACTGAATATCTTTACCGTTTTGAGAAATGTCAGTGTTCATTTTTGTAAGTGTTTTTTGAACTTCATTATTTTTATTATCTGTATAGTTATTTGCTTTAGATAAAGTATCAGCGCTTGAATTTGCAATTGAACTATTTACATCTTCCGGCGCTGGCGTCCAGTCAGTCGCCATAGTACCTTTTTCAAGTTTCAAATTGGTTATTTCAGCTGTAACATATTGACGGGTGTTACTACTATCGTCTCCGAAACCACCAGAGTAACCTAAAATATGATAATTGTTTTTGAAGTCACTAGGCGTTGTAAATGTTTTTGTTAACTTGTATTTTTTATCAATTAGACTTGTGTCTGGAGTAGGGTTTAACGCCATAATTGTGAACGTTTCGATCGTTTTACGTTCAGTATAATCATATAATAATAAACCAAATGTCAGACCACTTAACGTTTTAATGCCATTGAAGTTTTTGATCGTCATTTCATAACTGATTGTGTATGTTGTATTAGGCTCTAAGTACGTTCTAAAGTAGTTTGGTGTGTATAAAGATGTTGCCCATAAATTTTGTGTCGTGAATTTTCCTGTTGATGTGATTTGTGGCGCAACTTTACCAGCTAGATCTTTATTATAAGACAAGAATAAGTTACGACCGCCGACGTTTATATTATTCACTTTGTTATCTGTGTATGATTTAACACCATTTATACCATTGTTATATTCGGTAAGTGATACTTTGTCACTAATTGAATTAGATAATTGTTTGCGTTCGCTGTCTGCATTATTTAAACGTGTTACAAGTTTATTTTGGTCTGTTGTGTAATCTTGTTTAGATACTTTTGAATTAATTTGATCTGGTAATAAATCAAGTGTCGCCTTATTTGATTTAACAGTCGTTTCTAAAGGCGTTAAGCGTCCGTCAACGTTTTTTAGTTGTTGCGTAACGTCATCACTTTTAGCCATTAAACCAATTTGACCTTTTAATACTTTGACATCACTTTCTGTTGACGTAACTCGTGTTGTGATCGGTTTGATAACTTCTTGTGTGTTTTGATTTGCTGCCACTTGCGCCTCTTGTGCTTTTTGTTCTGCGTATCGTTTTGCTTCATCACGTTTTGCGATTGCGTCTGCTATTGCGCGTTTTTCTTCATCGTCTACAATGCCGTCTGCATATGCTTTAGCCTCTATTTGTTTTAACTCATCTTGTGCTTTAGCATATACTTTCGCTGCTTCTTCTGCGTCTTTCTGCGCTTGTTGTATTTGTCTTTGTAGATCTTCTGGTGCTGGTGTCCAATCAGTAGCAAAATCGCCATATTCCAATTTAACCTTACTTATATAGCCTTTATTTACAAAATCTTTATGTGTCTTGTATGTGCCACCGAAGAATAACCTTATGTCCTTACCTATTCTATCTTCACTTACTTCGAATGTATGTGTAATTCTTGGTTTATCATTCGCTAAAACATCTATATTCCCACCGTAATATACGCCAAATTCACTTGGGATATTTTCTGTAAAATGTGGCTCAAAGCCTAATGAATAAGTACCAGCTTTTTCAACACTAGCAAGTATAATGTAATCGGTAATTTTTTCACTATTTCTGATTAAGTTTCGACCACCAACTTCAATGCCATCTATCTTATGCTCAATACTTCTTACATTTGCACTAATTTCATCTTTAGTATTTTTAATTTTACTATCTATTTCCTTACCTAAAACACTGTTTAAATTGCTTATTTGACCGTCTGTATAATCTTGTAATGTAGTTTTAAGATTTTCTACTTCATTACGATTAGGTATATCTGCATATAACTGTTGTTTTTCGCTATCCCAACGACCATTAGGTAACGTTTGTGCTATTTTATCCATAGCGTCGTTAAATTTCTCGTCAGTGTACTGTGATTGAAGTAACTTCAACCGTTTATCAATAAAAATTTTAGCGTCAGTGACGTATTTATATAACGTTTGTAACTTTTCTCGATACACTGTAAATAACGTTTGTGTATCAACTAATTTTCCTATCGTTGCTGTATCTTCATCCATACTTTCTAAATTAGTTTTAATCTCTTGATATACATTATCTACATCTAACAACGCTTGGTTTAAGTTACCTTTTAAATCATCATCGACAAGATATTCACTATTTAACACATCGTACACATCATTTTGTAACTTACTATGTTGAATAGTTAAATTGATGAAACTATTGTTTAAATCTCGATACATCACTTGCTCACGTCTTAAACCACCGATTTTTTTTACATCATCAGCTGTTTGAGTTATCCATTTACCATTCCAGTAACGACGTAATACTGCAACGTCAGGGTTTGATGTGTCATACCATAATGTATCGTTTTGTGGGTTTTCTGGTGGCTCTGAACCTTTAAATATTTTACGTTCGTAATATTCTAATTCTCCAGCTACAACATCACTCACAATAGTATTTACATTAGAAATACTGTCGTTTAGTTTTTTAGTAATTTCATCTAATTTTCTATTAAAGAACTCTCTGAGTTTTGTTTCTTCGTATTCAATAACATTACCGAATGTAAATTCACTTTCATCTGCTAACCAATTGTACTTGATACCTATAACTTCTGCTTCTATATATAACGGTGGTCTGAAATCTCTGTCTTTCACTCTGACAATATCTCTTAGATGCACTGTTACATCATTATAATATTTATGAATATCAATTGAAGATACTTCATAACTTATCGCTGCTTGATTACGCTTATTAAGTTCTGTTTTAGCAAGTGTAGTCAAACGTTTAAGCGTCATATTCTCGTCGTTACTTTCAGGCTCATATACATCCCAAATATAACGGTTAGGTAGTCCGAAAATCTCTTGTGCTTCATCATCTACTACAACAGTTTCAATTCTTGAGCCATCTTCTTTTTCAGGACCTACTGCAAGTAAAGCAGTTTTCACTTCGGATAGATCAATCGTTCTTGTCATACCTGTTAGATCTTTACCTTTAGTGATTTCTTTACCTTTGAATAAATTTTTAGGTTTAGTGATTGATACATAACGATGTTCAACAGTATGTGCGCCTAATTCAATATAAAAACTAGGGACCATGTCGTAAGTAGTACAAAGCATGTAAATTAAATCAAACGGATTAGTATGAGAAGTCCATGACGTTGTTCTATTGCCACCATATTCTGTATCATCAGATACTTCCCAACCTGTATCAGCAAGTGTTTTAAGCAGTGCTTGTGTTGTTGTATGTGCTTCAAATTTACCAGGTTTAATTGGCTTGGCAGTTTTCAAATCTTCTAAATAACTAGCATTACATTCAATTTCAGTTGTACCGTCAAAGTTATCTATAATGTGGATGATAATAAATTCTCTGAATGTACCGTTATTGTCTTGAGCGATAATACGATTGCGTTCTCTTAATTTCTCTGCTCGAGTATTTTCAATTGTAAAATCAAAAGTTTCTGTTTTTTCTTCTACGTTCATACTCATTTCAGCATTAATCAATGCACCATCACTTTGACTAATGAAATCAATAATATTGTCATTAAAATCAAGTACATGTATTCCTACATTCTTCACTTTTTCACCTCCAATCTATAAGTATCTGTCTTGCCAATACACTGTCGTGTCATATGTGTTTTCTGGATAAATCATACATTCATTAATCCCTTTATTTATGTTAAAGAAGTCACTACCAAATGTTTTTAAATCGAGTGCAGGTTCTTCATTAATTGTTACTGTCTTTTCTTCCATATTAATGTTGATTAAATCACCTTTTTTGATGATTAAATCTATTGCTTTAGGTGGTTTAGGTAAAATCTCATGATTATAACTACCTAAAATTGTTGTTGGCATATGATAATTGTTGCCATTTTTAGCAATATAGATACTTACTGCTGATATAGGTCGTTGATAGAAGTTCCCACTATCAATAAATACCTTTTCTGTCACATCTACTGGCGTAATTCGTTTAGGATAGTCTACTTCATCATATTTCCATGTTTTTATATAAAATTTATCTCCAATACGTTTTAAACGCATATAAATTACTATATGTTTCCATGTATAAAACTTAGGTGCATTTGTATATCTATATATTGTCTTTTGATTACCGTTTTGGTCGAATAGTGTCACATGTATTGTGCCTATATTTTGCGTTGCTCTAGGATTACTATAACCAATAGAAGCAATCACACGGTTATCTGTATCATATACATACTGTGTTGCATGTGTAGCACCTTTTTTACTTTGATTAACATGTATTTTAACTGTCGAACTAAAATCTTGAGTGCTTTTACCGAATGAGTGCTTATACTCTGCACCATTCCATCCACTTGTACTTGTAATACTACTTTCATTAAGCATAAAAGCATCTTTTGAAGAACTCATTGCCATAGCACCACCAACTGTTCCACCAGTTACATTATCGTTGATAGTACCGTTAGTGACTTTAGTCCATCCAAAGAAAGAACGCATCTCATCATTAAATAAAGTCGGTGTATAATCTTCGACTTTTTTATCTAAATCGTCATCACCTATCATGAAATAATCTTCATCATTCTTCGTGATAGAGAAGTAACTCGCATTCTTTAATGCTGTTGCTTGTACAATGATAGGACTGTCGGCTGTTCCTGCACTCACTACTGATACTTGGTCTGAAATAGCTGTGTTTTTAGTACCTTCTACTGCGTATTTGTATGGATCAGCTAAAACTACATTAATACTGAATTGCCAAAACGTTTCACTGTATTTATCTAACTCAATTGGTCCTTCAAAGTAAGCGTTCCAGTACCAATCTTGTGATTTAAACTGTAAAGGTACAGCATGGTCATAATCAAACAGCTTAACTAAATCATTTAATACTTCATCATGCGTTTTCACGCCACCTGATGAAAGATAATCGTTTCTAATAATTAATGGAAGTTCGAATTTATATTCTTTAAGTTGTCTTTGTTTAACTACACTTCCACTTCTACCTAATACTTCTTCAGTTTCAATACCAAAATTAAAAGAGGGTATTTTAAACCCTCTTTCAACTACTAACCATGGAAGTGTTTTATTATTAACTTTTATAGTATCAATCAATTATGTTACCTCCCCTGGTTTAAATCTTGATTTTCTTTGTTTTTGTCTATTGTATTTGTCAATAGAATTAAAAACTTGTTGTTCGTGTGTATATTTATCAATCGTTGGTTCAAAGTTTTTATCTGCAATCGTTTGATTACTTGTTACAATTTGAGTTAATAAAGCGATTTGTTGTTGTTGTGCTTGTAACATTTGCAACAACACATCATTGTCATTACTTCCACTTGGTTTAGGCAATGAATTAGGTCGTTTATTTCCTCTTGTACTACTTTTCTTATCTATATCTTGTGCTGCAAGTGCTAGCATTTTCATAGCATCGCTACGTCTAGCTGGATCAGTCGGAATTATCCATTCAGGATAACCACCTTCTGCAATGTTGTACCAACCTGCATTTTTGATTAAGCCCCCTGTGGCGTATTTTTTACGTCTACCAGTTGGACCCCAACCAGTTAAGCCACTAGCCATACGACGTTTCCAGTAAGATAAGTTAGCACGCCAATCTGTGTTATTGAAGAAAGCAAGTAATTGGTCATAACCGTTTTTAATATTTTTATGTCCTCTAATTGCGTAGCTGTTAAATGAGCCTGGTGTATATTGTAATAAACCTTGCGCTTCGTTCCCTCCGCTGTTTACATCATGAATTTGTTGAGTAACTCCAGCATTACCGCTACTTTCTGTTTGGATAAGTCGAGCAACATCATTCACATCAGCATTTGAAACTCTTACTCCTATTGCTTTAGCTGCACGTCTAATATCTGGTTTCCAAGCACTTGCAGCTTTGTTTACGCCACCACCACTTTTAGCTGCTTGTTTAGCCCATGTTAATGGGTTTACACTATCTGGATGGTTGTTTAAATATCCTTTTCCTTTGTTAACTTGCCAATGTAAATGGGAGCCGAACGAGTTACCTGTATTACCTACTAATCCGATGATTTGACCTTGATGAACTCTGTCGCCAATTTTTACTTTACGTTTAGATTGATGCATGAAAATATGTGTATATTTTTGTCCGTCCCAAATTTGAGTTTCATTACCGCCAGATGGCTGGTTAGGTGAGAACCATGATTGAATTACTTTACCGTCTATCGGCGAAGGAATAGGTGTACCTGTCGGCGCACCATAGTCAATACCTGCATGTCCTGAAGGTGTCCATCCTCTTGTCATATGGAATGGTGATTTGGTGTATGGATTATATCCTCCACCACCACTAAATTCATCTTCTAACCAACCATCAATCAAGTTTTTAGCAGCTTCTTTTAATTTTCCAAACATAGCTTTCATTAAGTTGTATGGTATTTCTGCGCTTTTAGCAATTCCGAATGCGTCCATATTTACTCCAAACGCTTCAAGCACTTTATTAAGTAATTTGCCAGGTTTACCAACCCAATCAGCTATGTCTCCAACTTTATCCGATAGCCATTTAGTGCCTTTCCCTACTGCACCTTTAATTTGAGAAAGCTTTTCGCCTCCCCATTCTTTAGCTTGTTTGGTTTTATCGCCAATACTATCCATAGCATTGTGTTTTAGTTTTTTTGCACTATTAAAAAACTTTCCTGCAGTTTCTCCTACTGCTTGGAATAATTTTTTCTTAGTACCACTAGCAAAACGAGGTATAGTTCCAGTATTAAACATAGGTGTCATACCGTTACTTAACATAGCATGAGTTTGCGCACCATTTAAAATACGAGTACCTTTAGATAACGGCATAGTCGTATCTTTAGCTGGAGTTATAAATGGTTTACCTTTAGGCGGTATGATTGTTTCGTGTCTAAAGCCTCCAGGACCGTTGCCCTTACCTTTATCTCCAACAGTAGCTAAAGTATTTTGGTTTAACTTACCATTAGTCACTAAATTTTGTGTATGTGTACTTTCTGTACCTGTATGGAATTTGAAAGTAGGTATTTTTTTCATTCCAATTTTATCAGCTACCCAGTTCACTCCACCTATCAATTTATTCAAACCACTTTTTACTGCATTTACCATTCCAGTAATGTGGCCTTTGATACGCCCAATAATATTTTTAAGTCCACTATTCATATTATTGAATGTCCTTCGAACACTATTCCATAAACCTTTAGCCATATTTACCGTTGTATTCTTAATACTACGCCAAGTGTTAGACATGAAGCTTTTGACGCGATTAAAGATATTACGAGTACCTCTATAAAGGTTGTTAAACGTGTTACGAACACCTGTCCATAATGATTTAGCATAGCGAACAGTTGTGTTTTTAATGTTTCGCCATATATTACTCATAAAGTTCTTAACTTTATTAAAAATACTACGCGTTCCTCTTGATAGGCTATTCCACGTATTTTTTACGCCCGACCATAATGATTTAACAAGCTTAATAGTAGTGTTTTTAATATTACGCCACACATTAGACATAAAGTTTTTCAGTTTATTAAAGATACTACGTGTTACTTTAGATAAACTATTAAATACATTTTTAACACCACTACTTAAACCTTTAGCGAGTTTTACTGTTGTGTTTTTGATAGCTGTCCAAGTTCTTGTGATAAACGCTTTTAAATTAGCTAGTATTTTTCGGACACCGTTATACATGCCTTTAATAGCATTAATAACACCGTTTTTAATAGCATTCCAAATTCTGATAGATATTGCTTTTATACTTTGCCATAGACGAGTAATGAAGTTTTTCAATGTGTTAAGGATATTTCTAGCTGTGCTGATCAATGTTCGAATAATGGCTAGCACTCCGATTTTTAAGGCAGTCCATAATTTAATAGCAGTATTTTTAATAGAATTCCATAATGCAGATAAGAAAGCTTTTAAAACTGCAAAATTATTACGAGTTAAAGCTATCCAACCACGAACAATTGCTAATACAGCGTTTTTAGTTCCATTCCAAATTGCGATAGATAAAGTTTTAATACCATTCCATATTGCTACTATCGCGTTTTTCAATCCTATTATTAAACCTTTGACTAATAAAACTAAGCCTCGGACAATACCTACTACAACGTTTTTAATAATCGTCCAAATAGTACGGAATGAATTTAACATTAATTGGCCTATAGTTTTAATAATAATAAGCATGTTGCCAAGGGTAGCTCTTAAAATACCACCAATAGCTAATAAAGCTCCACTGAATACTTGTTTAATACCTTGCCACATTAATGAGAAGTCGCCAGTGAATAAACCTTTAAAGATATTAATAATCCCACGTATTACATTTAATCCGCCTTGTACAATCATACGAATACCTGTGAAGGTATTAATAACAATTTGTTTTAATCCACCAAATATAATTGAAAAGAAATTCTTGATACCTGTTAAAATTGGTTTAATGATATTATTGTATAGCACTGTCAACGTAGCAGTTACACCTACTTTTATAACTTTAAATGCATTAACAATACTTGCGCCATTTTCTTTCCAAAATGCTTTAAAAAATGCACCTACGGCTACCGATATCGTTTTTATGAAGTTAACAAAATCATTATAAGCGCCACGTATCATTAACAAGGTAGATGTAAATTGTCTAGCTGCTTCATCAGGCAAAATCTTTTTAAAAATATTTAACCCTTTACCAGTGTCATTACTAAACACTGCTTTTATACCTGCTCCAAATTGTTTAATTACATTCCATAAACCGATAAACGCATTTTTAACCGGATTAATCACCGCATTTACAATATTTCTGAATGTCTCTGACTTTTTATAAGCAACTACAAAGGCTGTTCCTATTCCTGCAATAGCTGCAACTGCGATACCAACTGGACCTGTTAATGCAGTCATTAGTCCGCCAATTAAAGGTATCTTAGTAAGTAGTTGTGCAATATTAGGTAAAACGCCTTTAATACCACCATTAAATAGGCTAAAGAATTTAGCGCCGCCTTTAGTAGCATTAAGTAACGTCATAGCTTCCGAGATACCTACGATACTATGTGCTAATACACCAGTTGCAACAATAAGTGGAGGTATAGCAACACCTAACAAAGTAAATGCTGCGATTGCTATCTTAGTAGCATTACTTGTACCTTGTAAGTGTTCGAATAGTCCAGTCAACTTATCTGCTAAGAATGAAACGATAGGTGCAACTGCATCTCCAATTGTTCTAGCAAAGTTGATGAAAGTGTTTTTTAACATTTTTAACTTACTACCCATTGTTTCGTAACGGACATTAGCTTCATTAGTTAAAGCGCTATTTTCTTTCCAACCTTCTGAGCCTGTTTTAAGTGCTTTATCTAGAACTTGATGATTGTTAGCCATACGTCTAATAGTATCGGCTTCTCTTATTCCTTTGATACCTACATCATCTAAGGCTTTTAATACTCCTTTTGCTCCGCCCTCAGTTTCACCTAAACCTTTAACAAACATTGATAGAGCTTTACTTGGGTTATTTTCCCAAATTTGTGCAAATTCTTTACCACTAACGCCTGCAGTTTTAGCAAAGCTATCTAAAGTGTCGCCACCTTCAGCAACAGCTTTTGTCATCTTATTCCAAATTTGTGTCATGGCAGTACCGCCGGCTTCTGCCTCGATTCCTACTGATGACATCGCTGCACTAACTGACATAATTTCATCAGAACTAAAACCTGCTTGTGCGCCTGCACCAGCTAAACGTTGTGCCATTTCAACAATTTCTTTTTCAGTTGTGGCTGTACTGTTACCTAAAGCGACAACTGTTGAACCTAATCTATCTACATCTTTGATTGGCATATTTGCAGCATTAGCAAATCTTGCAAACTCTGTTGCAGCTTCGTCTGCAGTAAGGTTAGTAGCTACACCTAAGTTCATCATTGTTCTAGTGAATGAAGTGATATCTTGTTTCTTGATACCTAGTTGTCCCGCAGCTTCTGCTACACCTGCTATTTCTGTTGCAGCGAATGGCATTGTATTACTCATTTTAGTAATCTCATTGCCCATTTTATTTAATTCGCTACCACTCATATTAGTTGTTTTAGCCACACCTGCTAAAGCTTGTTCCCAATCAACAGAAGATTTAATAGCTATTCCCATACCTGCAACTGCTGGCATAGTCATATAAAGCATTGAAGTAGATCCAACACTTCTCATAGTAGAGCCTACATTTCTAATAGAATCTTTATACTTATTAACATTTTGAATACTTCTACCAAACCCACTAGATGCTAAACGTTGTGCGTTCCGTTGTTCTGTTTCTAGTCGTTTATAGCTTTGCGTAGTTTGATCTAGTTCGCTCTCAAGTTCATTCATTTTAATTTTTTGTTGAGTGATAGCACTAGATAATTCTCTAGCTTCTTGACTGTCGCGTCCTTGTGCAGTGGCTACGTTATTGTATTGCGCAATTAATTCTCTTAACACTACACGTTGCTCTGACATGTTAGTTTTAAGTGTGTTTAAATGATTACCATAGGATTTTACACTTTCTCCTGCACGAGCAAGATTACTTCTTGATAGTGACAGAGTATCGTTGAATTGCGACATCTTCGCTCTAATTTGAGCCATAGAAGAAATGCCTTGTTTTTGTTCCATCTCTAAACGATTATGTGCTTGTGTTGTTTGATTTAATTGAGTATTTAACTCTTTTAATTTCAAACGTTCTTCAGATAACTTTACGTTAAGCTGTTGTGCTTCTTGGCTTGTAGCACCGTATTGTTTTTTAGCAAAGTCATACTGTCTTGATAAATTTTGAACAATAAGTTGCTGTTGTTTCATTCCGTTGTTTAATTCAGAAATACGCGCTTTATATGCTTGTGCAGTTTGTCCACTCATCTTAAATTTATTAGCACTAATTGTTAAAGATTGTGCTACTTGTGACATTTTTTGTCGAATTTCAGACATTGAAGCAGTTAATGTTTTTTGTTCAAATGCAAATCGTTTAGCTTCCATAGTCGTTTTCTTATATTGATTGTCTAGTTGTCCTAAAGTTGCTTTTTCTTGTAAGATTTTCTCTTTTAACTCTAATGCTTCTTTACTCATAACGCCTTGTTCTCTAACAACCTTTTGATAACGACCTTCTAATACTCTAATTGTATTTTGATGTTTTTGAATAACTGTGTTTAATTGATTTAAATAATTCTTATAACTACTTGTAGATTTTTCTGTACTTTGAAATGCCATATTTGCAATGTTAAGTTGACGTTTCATTGTACCTAGAACATCATTAATTTTTTTCATTGAGAAAATTGTTTGTTTAGTCGTTGTACCGAATTGTTTCATCTCTTGTTCAGTTGAATTCAATTGTCGTTGATACATTTGTAATGCTCTATGTTGCTTACTATATTCTTGACGTAACTTTTCGGCTTCAACACTAGAACGTTGTTCTTCTAAAGTCATTTTCTTTAACTGATTAGAAATGTCTTTCATAGAATTTTCAGTTACATCAATCGCTTTAGTTAATTCTTTCGTTCTTGTTGCATAAGACTGCATGTTTTTCTCTGAGTTCTTGAAATTAGCATTAGATCTACGCATTTCTGAATCTAACGTTTTGAATTGCGCTCGTATCTGTTTCATTGTACGTTCAATACCAACATCACGCATATTCATTAAGATTGATAAACCTTTAAATCTTGATTCAGCCACTTACTGTCCCTCCTTCCTTATTTAGATATAAAAAAATAGCCTTAGTACCAATGACTAAGGCTACAATGCAGAGAATAGCGCATCAGCTTTTTCATCAGTATCAACAGTATTTAGATGACGTTCATCTAAAATTTGAAGTATATAATAAAATGGCATTTCAAGAACTTGGTTTGCTGGTGTACCATTTTCCACCATATCTTTTACGACTTTATCCAAATTCTTCAACATGCCATTGTAAGTTAATTCTTCTTTTTTTAATTTGTTTAGCTGATGCTCTGAATAAACTTTTTTGTTTCCTCGTCTTGTTGGCCATTAGCAATGAATTGTACTTGTTTTTGTAATGTTTCAAGTGCGTCAGGCGCATGTAGACGATTTCTAATATCTTTAGCAGTGAATTGTTTACCATAAATTTTAACTACTACATCGATTAATTTATCTAATTGTTCTTTGAATGATAATTCAACTTCTCCATTTTCTGCTTTCTCTAATTCAGCCATGATATCCACTGATTCATATAAAACATCTAACGGAATAAAATGTGGTGTTAAGTATGTTTCTAATTTAATTTCTTCTGCTTCTGGGTTTTCTACTAAACGAATATAGTTACGTTTTAATTTGTTTGACATGTCTTAATATCTCCTTTTATTTCGAAATAAAAGGACGGCATTACACCGTCCTAAAGATAATTTATTTTTCTTCTACTCTTTCAAAGAAAGGTAACTTATAACCTTTTTTCTTTAAACGTTTTTCAAAGTCGTTGACTACTTTTACTTTTTCTTCTACAACCTCATCTTTACGATATTCTTTACCAGTTTTAAGGTCTTTAGCATCTTTTAAAACTTTATATTGAACCATGGATTAACACTCCTTATGCTTCAGCAGCAGATTCTCCTGTTGTACTATCATCAGTGTCTACTTCTGTTTTACTGTCATAAGCACCATTTAATAATTCTTGGAAGAATGAATCAACATCAGCACCTTCACGAGAACTATCGAATAAAATTTTACGTTTACCGTCAGCGATACGGTGCATTGCAGTACCTTCTGATTCTTCTGAACTGAATTCCCAATCTTCTTCGGCAGTTTTACCTTCTAAGTTTGGATCAGCAAACATAACTTTAGTTAAACCAACTTGTTGATAAGAACCGTCACGTCGTTCACGTTTAAACCATACTGCTACATAGTTGTTTTGTTTACCACGTTCTTCAGAATATACTCCTGCTTCGTTATAAATTTCATTGAAGATTAACTCACGAATTTCTTGTGGGAAAGCATGCATTGTCATCGAAATTTTACCTTCACCATCAGTAGTACCTGATTCAATGATTGAACCGTCAGCGTAAGCATTAACAATTTCTCCACCAGTTTCTACTGAAATTTCTTGTAAACCACGAGTTTGAGTAACATTTGAATATTTGATAGTACCGTCTAATTCATCTGTTTCTAATAAAGCGAAACCTAAATCTTTAATATTGATAAATGATTTTGGTGTTTTAGCATATTTAACCATTTAATTTTCCTCCTCATAAAAAATTGCTTCATATCGTCTTGTTGAACGATACAAAGCAAATTCTTTGTTATATTCATTTCCTAAATTACTTACTTGCCCTGCTTTCAATTCTTTCCAGAGCAAATCACTAATACGTTGTGATATTTCGTTTCTTCTTAATCGTGCATTGTAATCTGCGTTAGCTTTCACAAATACATCTATTTGAACAATATAACTATACGCTGCACGTTCTCCGTCATAATGTACTTCGGGAATAGGATCATCGAAATCATCCAATACGACATAAGGCTTTGTGATGTCTTTAACGTCAGGATAGTCATTGAACTTTACATTTTTGATATCTAGTATTTTCATTAGTTTTTCGTCATCTTTTAGGACGCTGTATATTTTATTTAGTATATCAATCATAGTAACTTCTCCACTTCTTCCTGTACCGTTTTATAAAACTCTTTCTCAGCTGTACGCAATGCTTTATCTATCGCCCCAAAACCTTTAGGACGAATAAACTTACCATTTCTAGCGTGAAAGCCTTTCTCGTTTAAATGGACAATAGAATATCTGTGATGTGGTCCTTCCCAATATACACGTACTGAACGAACGCCTTTGTCCCAATAAGGCGCTGATAACTTAGCTTCTTCATACTCTGCGCCAGTATCTCTAAAGTAACGAATATTACTTTTGATAGCGTCTAAAACAATATTTCCTGCCTTAATCAACGCCTTATCTATAATTTTGTTCATTCTTTGACGACTAAATTTATTCTCCAAATCTTTTTGAAGTTGTTTTAATCCATCTGCACGAATACCACTAAAATTATTACTCGCCATTAGATACCACCCCTGCAGTTAACATTAAAAATTGTTCGTTCTCTACATCAGGTTGTACTAATTTAATATTCAAATCTTGATGAATATATGGCGAATCTATTGCAACGTAATGCTTCTCGTTTGGTATATATTGCCCGTGTGTTTCACGTATAAATATCTTCACATCATGTTCTGTACCATTTGCAATTGCTTGTTGTAATTCAGTCATTTTCCACTGTGGAACGTATGCCCAACAATGATATAAAACTCTTTTACGTTTTACACCTGCTTCTGGTCCTTCGTTATCTTGATACTCATAAAAATGAACACGCGTATTTAACTTTTTTGTTGTAATAAATGGTTTTTTAAATTTACTTTTCATTTACATCACGCTCTCTTAATGTCAAAAATCCAAAGTGTAACAAATCATCTTGATAATTGTCGTTAAAGAACTCTAATAAATCTTCATAATCATATCGAGCGCGTGCAAAAACTAAGTTTTTACCATTCAAATTACTATTAATATCAAATGCACCAAAACGTGTTTCTAAGTTCTCGTAAGACATATTTAAAACACGTAATAAGTGTTCATCTTCCGTATCATGAGAAATCTTAGTGTATTCTTTAAATTCATCTAAAATTTCATCCGATATCTTAACGCTTGGCATTAGTATCAACTACTTTCTTAGGCTTGTGCTGCACCGTCTGTAGTACCACCTGCAGGAGTTGAAGTACGAACTGCAGTAGATAATTCTAAGTCATACACGCGTGATGCATTGTTATCAGCTGGTTGACCATAAGCAAATGTTTTAGCAGTGTATAAAATACAATCTTCTAAAGCTAAAGTTTGGTCGAATTTTTTTACTGTTAATCCGCCACCACGTACTGCATCATAACGATCAGTTACAAAAGCAACTAATTTATTTGTTGGAACAAATTCAGATGATACGATTTGTACGTTATAAGGTAATACAGTTACAAAACCACCATTAGCAGTTAAGTAAGTGTAACGTGCTTGTACATCCCATGAGTCTTGTGGGTTAACTACTAATACAACTTTACCGTCAATGTTTACTTCTTTACCGTTTTCTTTAACAGATAAGCCTTTTAATACGTCTTTTAATTCATTTACAGTTGTGTCTGCATCTGCAAAAGTTAAAGTTCCAGATGTTGTTTTATCAACGACACCGCCATTTTCTTGGATATCTTTCATCAATCCAACTGGTTGGTCTTTAGATGCACCTTCACCAGTTAAGAAAGCAGCTTCTAAAGCAACTGAAATAGCTTCTTCAATTTGAGTACGAACAAAACGCTCTACCCAGTTAGGACCAAACATTTTTAAATCATCTGGAATAACTACGAAACAAGTTAATTTAGATTGTTTGAATTCTTCTTCATCAAATGCAGCATCTAATTGACCTTTGATTTCACCAAAGATTTTACCCCAAACAGCTTGACCTGTTGGTTCTGCTTTAATGATACGTGTTACTAAACCTGCGTTTTGAATGTTGATTTTTGAAAGTAATGGATGTTCTGATTGTAAATCATCAAACACACGTTCAATAACTGTTTCAGGTAATAATTTTTCTTCTTTATATCCTACTTCTGTATTGATTTCATTAAAGAATTTACGTTCTTCTGAAGTTAAAGGATCTTGTGAACGTTTAGCTAAAATACCGTTGTCTACTACACGATTATTTACTTCCGCTGAAATTTCTTCTTGTAAATCGTTTGATAATGCATCAAACATTTCTCCGAATGCTTTTGATTGTTCTTCATCACTTGCACCATTGCGAACTAATTCTGCAAAGTTTGCTTTGTGATCTTGATAGTTTTTTAATTTCTCTCCTACTTTGATAGGCATTAATATTCCTCCTTAAATTTATGCATAAAAATTAGCCATTAACATCAATTGCTAATAGCTACTTAAAATGCAAATCTTGAAAATTTATTTTCTTTTGGTGGTGGATTAGTACCTCCGCCTTGGCCTTCGCCTTCATTACCTTCGTCATCGCCTTTTTCTAATTTATCTAGGCGTGACTTAATGTTTTTAACTTCGTTTTCCAAATCTGCAATACGTTTTTCATTTGAATCATCACTTGAAGGTTCATCTGGTGTTCCTTCTTCTGCTTCATCAATCATTGCATTAAGAATGCTTCTTTGTTCTTTAAGTCTTGCTACATACTTAGAGTCTTTCAAGTTTTCTACACCTTCTTTCTGCTTATCAACAGATTTACGAGATGATTTCTCATCTGCAAAACCTTTATTGATTGCTTCATCTGCAGTTAACCACGTTTCATTAGCGATTAGATTATCAATCTCATCACGATCTAAACCTGTTCTATCATGATATATATCAACAATAGATGTATCAATTGCAGTTAAAGCATTCAATGTTTTTTGAATATCTGATTTGTTACCAAAAGCCATTGTAGAAGCCTCATGTACCATCATATTTGCACCCGTTCGGATGATAATCTTATCTCCTGCCATTGCAACTAATGATGCAGCACTTGCAGCTAATGCAGTGACTTCAATTGTAATGTGATTTGATAAGGACTTTAAGTAATTATAAATTTCTATTCCTTCAAACACATCACCACCGCCAGAATTTAAGCGAATAACAATATCTTCTTTAACATTATCAAGCGAATCTTTCACAGCTTTTGCGCTGATAGTGTCGTCAAGAAAAGATAAGTTAGCAATAGTACCTGACAACGTTAAAATGTGCTTGTTATTCTTAGTTTCGTTTCTAAAAACTGGCGTGACATTTCTCACAATCGGATTACTCATTATTAGTCTCACCTCCTCCAACTGGTGAAACTGATTCGTAGTTTTTAGTTAATACGTATTCATCTAGGTGTTCATCATCTCCTGGTTCATCGCCAAGCATGACACGAATTTGATTACCAGTATAAGTACCAGAAGAACGTAGTTTATCAATCGCTTCTGCTAATTCGATTGGGTTTTTCTTATCTATACCGACAATTTCAATGCGTTTATTTTCTTTTAAGTACTCATCTTTAAAGAATAATTTAGCATTTAATTCGCGCTCTAATTTCTTAGTTAAAGGTTTAAAACAAAATTGATTAGTTGCTTCAATCGCTTTTTCTAAATCTGCATTTTCTCCTAGAATTAAAGAGGGTGATACACCGACAATGCGTGCAATATAGATGAGAATATCTTCTATTGCTTGTCGTAACTCTTTGAAATCTGATCCATTCGCACTAGAGTTATTCGTTGAATGTTCTTCGTATTCCAAACCTTTCGTTAAAGGTACAACTGCAACTTGATTTTTCTCAAAGGTATTAAAAATCATATCTATATAATCTTGGATACCTTTCGTACTTAATTGTGTTGAACCTATATTCAAAACGCCTCGTATTTGATTTTTCTTGAGTTGCATATTTAACATGCGACCAAATACTTCGCCATAATCTTCAAACAATCCTAATGAGAATTTATCTAGCTTTTCATTGGCGTATTCTAAATAAATTACATCATCCATTGAAAAGTAGCGATTATATTTATAGTCGTTAACCATAACTGAATTAAAGCGATGTGGTAATAGTCCTAAGTCTGTTTCATGTTCGAAATCATCTGCCACATATAAATAATCATCATCCGATTTAATGATTAAAGCTTCGTTATCGACAAGAAGTTTATAAATAAATTTCTGCCAAAACTGTGTAGCATTTTGATTAGGGTTTGGTCGAACATTCAATAAGTAATACATATCATCTTTAGTGACATGATCACTTTCTTTCACTCTAAATTCAGATTGAGCGATTGTCCTTGCTACATACTCAACTACCACATTTAAAGCCATTCTTTTGATATAGGCTTTTGAACTTGTTTCTTGTAAAAGTTCTAAATCATACATCCATGAAATCTCTTTATTTTTTTGAAATATCTTATCAAATAGCCCCATAACTTATTCCCTCCTTCCTTTAAAATCTCAAGCCCCTTAACAGATTAATTTCTTCTTCTAAATTAGAATCTTTCAAATCATCTGCTCTATACAACGCATGTATAAGAGCTTGGAAACCATCAGTTTTACGTCTTATTGGTTCTTTCTTTTCATACTCTTTATTACCGTCCTTGCGTATCTTAACAGCTACATTTTGCGTATACCAACGCATTAGAGGGTTATCACCAAAGATAAGATGATGTTGCGCGAACATATCTTCAACTCTTGGTGCAAGTAATGATTGAATTGCACGAGTGTTTTTTATTACTTCATATTCGATACCTGCATCTTCAAATAAAGGTCTAAGTAAATCCATACGGAAGTTGTCGGCTACGACTTTTTGTAGTCCATAATTCTTTTGCGCTTCGATAAACCAATCAATAATATGTTTAGGGTTTATTGTTGGCTCATCTACAATTGTGAGTAAACCTTTTTTCTCCCATTCATGAATAGGTGGCTTTAATTTGTATTTATCAAGAAATTCTTTTCTAGCGAATGAGTGAGTTTTCCAAATATAATCATCACCGGATCTAAACAATAAGCCGACTGCTGCAAAGTCTTTTAAACTCGCATAATCAAGACCACCAATACATTCATTGTTTTCAAGTGGGGGTATAGGTCGATTTGTAGCCATTATGTCATCCCACGGTGCTACAACACTTTGAGTGTCAGTTTCAGGCATATTCATTCGTTTAGTCATAAATTCCGGTCGATTAGATGGATTAAACTGAAGTCCTAGATATTGTTGATGGACTTCTTTAAATAATTGAGCGCCATATTCACTTTTAGGGTTTTCAAACATTGGGTTTGCTTTTTCCCAAAGTTCCGGTTTATCTATTTCTTCTTTATCATCAATTTTGCAAATGAAAGGGAACAATCTATCTTCTGGATTAATACCTTTTAAGACATTGTCTGCTCTTTCTTTTAATCTATCTAAAAACCCTTCTCTTACATATCCGTCTGTACCTATGTAGAAAGTACGAGGGTGTGCAACTTTACCTAGTCCACTTCGTTTAATATTAATAATCGTATCTTTTTCGTAAGCATGAACTTCGTCAAAGAAAATACAACCTTCACGAGCGCCATCTTTCGTTTTTTCATTAGATGTATCAAACAAGAACTGCGATTTGGTACTTGTTCCTTCCACATAAACCTTACTTAAATAAAAAGGGTTGTTAGGTCGTTCGCCTGTAATATATAAGTTGTTACTTTCTATCATTTCATAGATTTCCCTAAAACTTACTCGCGCCTGTTTCTCACTATTAGCTACTACTGACATATTATATTTAGGAATACCGTGTAATGGTGTCATAAAGAACGCTGCTAACGTACTAATATAACCGTTCTTGCCACCGCCACGAGCCATTGATATGAAGAACTCCGAAAAATAAGGCGTTTTAGTATCTTTTTCATATAAGAAAACAAAACATGAAATGAACTTTTGGAAGTCTTGTAGTTTGAAAAACCATTTCTCACTAAACTTGATGTAATCTTCTATTTTTTGATCATCAAAATAAAGGTCATCACGTTGCAAGATATTATCTTCTAAAAAAGATACAAGTCTAATGCGCTCTTTGTTAAAAATAACGTTGCCTGATTTATATTTTTCTATATAATCTGTAACATGTTTAGGTATCTTCATGTTAAATCAGGTCCTTTCGCTTGTTCTTGTCTGCGTCTTTCTTCGGCTTTTCTTTCTAAATGAAACGATTTCTCTAAAGCTAACAACGAACCATTCACTTTGTTCTTCTCTGCTATTGCAGGATTAGGTTTGATGTACTCTTGTGAAGCGTTTTTCACTACTGTAATCGGCCCAGATTGTTCGATATAAACATCTAATGCGTAAAATAATTTAAGTAAATTGGTATAGCGCTCAACTTTTTCAACTTCTATATCATTATCTGTATCTATCTGCTTCATTAGGTAATCTTCTGAAGCATTAATTCGTTCAATTTGACTGGGTGTTAATTTATCTTTGAGGTATTTATCCTTTTTCAATCCCCTCCCCCCTTTGCTTATTTTTTTATTTTTTCGAAATGTCAAGCCCCCTTACGTATCTTTTTGATGAATAAATCTGCAGAGTTGACCCAAGCGCCGGTTTCCGCGAAGTCTTTTGTGGCGCGATTTATTTAGGCGGGGGGTATTTGACATTTTTTACACTTTTATTTATTTTAATTAAATAATATTTTTATACAATTTTATTTTACCAATTTTCATCATTAAATTTATTCTTTCTATTGTTTGGATTATGTTCAAATCTTCCATGACGTTTGTTGTGATGGAATTTACATAGTGTTCTTAGATTAGAAAGTTCATATGCTAAATCTGGTCTTATTTCTAACTCTTTAATATGGTCAACTTCTAGTGATTGTTTCTGATTAATCGTCAATCTACCTTCTGCATTACACATGACACATTCAAAATGATCGCGTGCTAATACCTTTAGTCTTGTCTTACGCCACTTCGCATTAGAGTAGAAACCTTTATTCTTTGTACGTTGTTCTATATAGTTTGCATATGCTTTACTCATCTTTATTACTCCAAACAAAAAGACACACCACCTATGTGATGTGCCTGTACTTTATATACTATTTGATACTACTATAATACCTTATTGACAACCCGCACTTCTAGTATGTCGGAAGTGCGCTTAGTCAAAGCTTACCCAACCAATTCGTTTAGCTGTCTCTCTCATTAATTGGTTACGCATACGAAGTGTAGCATCTCTACTGATTACTTTGTTATCTTCCCTTGCCTTTGTTAACTCATGTGCAATGTCTGGCCACTCATATACTGTTAAGTCTTTCTCCCAGTATCTATAATCAACTATAAGCTTTTGTTCTTGAGTAGCGTCTTTATATACATCTTCAATAGCTTGTATGATTGCTTGTAGATTATTGTACTTCAAGTCACTATGTAACTTAGTAACTTCATTCTCTACTGGACTAGATGGTAAGTTACTCTTACCACCACCATGATTAGTATCTGCTGGTTGATATAGTAACTCATATCTTCTGAATACTAATTGTCCTTTCATATCTTCGTACTTCTCCCAGTACTCTTCTAACTTTGGTATGTCTGTCTTACCTAAGTTCATGCGCTACCTCCATTACTTAAACTGTTTCTTCGCTCTCTCTATCTCACGTTCAATATCTTCTATGTCACTTTCTCTTACAAACTTACTAAAGAGATATACGTTGGTGTATTTCAGTGCATCTAATTCATTACGCAAGATTGAGTTACTACCTAATGCAATCAGTAATGCTATTGCGAGAATTATTGATATTGTTATCCACATGCTAATTCACTTCCTCTAAATAAGTGTTGAGTGCTAAAACTTTGAAGTTGTACGCTTTAGATAATTCATAAGCTACATCTCTATCACTAAACCGTTCAGCTTTGTATACATCTGTTGTTGTTTCAAGAACTTTATGTGTTACTTTGTTACCTGCATAAATTGATACAGTATCTTTATAGTATCGACCTTCTTCGGTTTCCAATATATAATCTTGAGTTAAAGGTGTTTGCATCACTCTGAAACCTCCGCGTTCAAATGAATATGATCATCCTGTGTAAAATCTTGTGGCACTTCCACATCATCTACACTCTGCAACTTAACGATAAGTTCGTTAGTTAGATATTTGCTTAGTTCATACATTCCGATAATGAACCATATTTTTAGTATGCGTTTAATCATTACGTTCACTCCTTATCGAATATTCCTAATTTTTTATATTCATCTTCTAGCCAACGCCAATTTGTTTTAGGTGGTTTAATGCAATTTAATAACCCTTTGACTTCGACTTTCTCTTTAGCTTCTTTCTCACTCTCTGCCTCTACCAACGTCATACGTTCATTCTCTCTAGGTGCTTCTACATTTACATGCACATGACCTGTGCTGTCTGTAAATTCTCTGATTAGGTATTGCATTATTCTACAACCTCTAAAATCTCATGTTTCATTCTGTATTCTTTGACAGTACCATAGCAGCGTTCTGCAATATCCATAGCACTATCTAAATAAGAAGTTTTAATAGCTTTTTCTATGTTTTTAGTGAAACTGTATACATTTCCAAATGCATTTGTTGATACGTACAAGCCACTCTTTATTTCAATAATATATTTCTTGTCATTTTGATTATCTTCCATTCCCACTCACTCCTTATCCAGCTTGTTATTCTCGAATTGTTTTCTTTTACGTTCTTCAAACTCTTTGCGTTTGTTTCTAGTTTTCTTTGCAATTCTTTTATATTCACGTTCTTCTTTGGTATTTTCTAAATACATTTTGACAATCATTCCTGCCGAACTGACTAATAATAGTAAGGCTATAATAATTAAAATTAGTTCTGTCACTTCCCCAGCACCTCTTTTACACGTTGATATATGTCTTTACTCCCCTGTGCTTCCGTATGCTCCACGTTCTGATTCTTCATCAAACTCTTGCACCTCCGTTGGCTCTGGTAACATTACTGGCGCAATGACTAATTGTGCTAAACGTGTACCTGCTTTAACTACGATTGCCTCATCACCGATATTGTCTGTGATAATTCCAATTTCTTTGTTATAAGTGTGATCGATTGTACCTAACGCTACACGTAACTTAGTTTTAAGTGAATTACCTGAACGTGGTCTCACTTGCGCCTCATATCCATATGCTAAATCAATTGCAATGTGTGTTGGTACTACGACTGTACTATGTGCTGGAATTGTTGTATCTTCTGCGACATATAAATCTAATCCACTATCTGTTGGATTTGCTCTCGTTGGCAAGATTGCATTTTCTGATAATAATTTAATTGGTAAAATTGACATTATTTTCTCTCCGTTTCTTCTTCCATAATTTGTGATAAACGATATATTTGAATATCAGACATTCCTATTCTGTTACACGCTCTGAAAAAAGCTTGTTCTTCTTTTGATTGTTCTCTTTTTGCATACTCTGTAAATTTATATGCTGCAATTAAGTCCTTAACTATTCTAGTGACTACTGTTCTAATTATTGATTTACCTACAAATTTAATTACGTTTTTCATTTATTGTTCCTCCAATATTTGAATTAATTGAATGTGATACCATTCTTGATAAACGTTCACGTTCTGTTTTTGTATCAACTATTTGATATCGGTAATTCAACATAGGTGCTAATGCTGGTTTAAGTAACGACTGCTTAATAACTACTTTTTGGTTACCGACCAATGTATGAAAACTGCCACCATTTAATAAACTGAGTAAGTCATTTTCATCAAGGAGTATAGTTTGTTCACTCATCACTACCACGCTCCTTTAAATTTATAATTACATGACAGATGTTTTGAAATATTGCATTTGGCTCTCTATCTTTTAATGTCCCGTTAACGATTAAATCATCTATCTCATCAAACGCCTCTGCCTTTCTTTTCGTTTCTGCCATATCATTGATGAGTTCGTCATGCTCTTTAGACGTATCATATAAATTCTTTTCTATTTCATAACTCAACTTAATTTCTTTATCTAATTTTCTTTCTAACTCTGCATTACGCTCACGCAATTTCTCAAGGTCATCAAGCAATGCGTCATAACTTTTTTGTGATAATGTTACTGTCATTCCACCATAGCACCGTCCTTCCAAATTAAAGTCATTGTGCCGTCGTTATTAATTAAATTAAATGTTTTAGTTTTTGCGCGACTAGAGTTAATTTCAAGTACTTCCTTGATGTTTTCATTCTCGTGATAATCTATAAAAATTTCGTCATCGACACCTGTAAAAATTTCAATGAACATAGGCAAAACTGTATCCTCGTCGATTTCTTTTTCAATTTCGACTGTGAAAGTTTCATTTATAGCAATTTCATGCTCTATCGACAAATTTTGAATTTTATCGAAATACACAGAACCACCATCAAGATTGCTATAAAAAGCCTTGTCACTAACTTCGTTCTCCCACGCCCACTCAATTAATTCTGGTAATGTCATCTCTACCTTACGTTTAATCTTTGTCATTCCTTACACACTCCCTATTCCTTTTAATATCGTTCTCACTTACCAACATCGTCACTCTACTTCCTGCCACCTTAACCACAAAGCCGTTGACACCTAGCTTGCGTAATTCCTGTTGTATCTGTGTAGGTGTCTTGCCTTGTGTGTTGTAGCGATAACGTTGGTTGATTGTGTCGGATAGTATCATAAGATTAACTCCTCACATATCTCATCAAACGTTTGAATACCTCTACTATCAGTGATATCCATAATTACGCCATACACATATTGATTGATACTGAACTCTGCTCGGTCTTGCTCGTCTGAAATATGTCCTGTCCCTTGTCTAATGTCAGTACATTGAACATAAATCTTAATATCCTTCTCACTTTCTTTTTTAAGGCG